AGCAAGACGCGATAGATTTTGCGCAAAAAATCGGTGGCGACATCCGCAGCATAGGGGCAATTAAATGAATAAATTATGGCATACATCAGCAGAAAAACCACAAGACGGCCGATGGATATTGATATTTTATTCGGCCACGAAGACGCCAACGCTGACTTTGGCACACAAGTGCGTTGAATTGTTAAGTGGTGCGATATGGGCGTATGTACAGGATTTATTGAAAGCAGATATGAAATAAAGGGAGCAAAATGAAAAACAAGAAAACATACAGTGATTTGGTGGATTTTATAAATTCAAAGCCGTTTACGGGGTGGGAATTCTTAAAGCATGAAGCATTACAAGCCGGATTTACAAAAAGACAGATTCGCAAATATGAAAGATGGTTGAAGCGCAAAATCCGCAAACCGATTGTTCGTGCATTACTGCGTAAATTCGGTCGCGGCATTTGTGCGGGCGCGGTTATTATCGGCGCGTTTTTGATAGCGCACGATTTGCGCAGCGTGATGCGTTCGGCGTATCGCCGGAATAATTTACAGGCGGCAGCAGCGTTTATTTATGGATGCAAAGCCGTGCCGGAAATGTGCGACAAATTATCAAATTTACTGTGATGGGGGGGCAAGATGTGGGATTTTCTGATTATTTTGGTGGTTGCTGCGCTGGTTTTGGGATGGGTTGCGCTGGTCAATTGGGTGGCCGACAAGGCAGGACAAATCAGTTTTGAAGACGATAACAAGGGGGAAGAAGATGTGGTGGCATAGAAAAGAAACATGGGAAACCATCTGTAAATGGCACAAAAAGACATTTCCAGACGCAACATTGGTCGGTCAGATTGAAAAATTTGACGAAGAAAGATGTGAATTTATGAACGAAGCGGATGCAGATAAAAAGATATTAGAATTGGCCGACATGTACATTGTAGCGTGTGGCGTTGAACGGTTTGATGTAAATAAAGCGAACGCATTGAAAGACGAAATTGTAAGTCATTTGTGTGGTTTTTTGCCGGATATGCCACTGATGCAGCGACATGAAATGCTGTGGATTGCAATTCGCGAAAAAATGCGCGTCAACCGCCGGCGCAAGTGGCGCAAATTAAACGGACAATACAAACACAAGGCATAAACATGGGAAACGCAGAATATGTTTGCACCGCCCCACAGGACGTTCGCCGCAAACGTGGCCAATGCGGTTGGACACATAAACAATGTGAAGCATGCCCATGGTGCAAAAAGAAAGGATAAAGCATGGCACAAAGAACAATGACTATTTCAATTATTGGATGTTTGAATAATTGTATTAGCGAATACAATGAAAAATTACGCAAGTTGCGGCAGTTGTTAGACGACCCATTTGTCCAAGACGAAATTGAAGACGAAATCAAAGATTCTTTGGGTGGCTGGGACGCAGAAAATATGTCCATTGACGAGATATTAAACGAATTTTTTGACCAAGACCACGGCATGATAAAAATCGGTGCGTCTTTGGTTTCTGATTTACAAAAAGCAAAATTCGGGGATTTTTCCAAAATGGAAATATTAAAAGCCGATACGGATGACGAAAAAGCAAGCATTAAACAAGTCGTTGATTTGCTACAATAACACAAGGAATAAAAATATGAAACAAAGCATAAAAATACCAATTTACAATCAGGGGATTGATGTGTCGGACAAAATGCCCGAAAAATACAAATCCGATTATAAAGCCGTTTTTGAGTACGGATCACAGATTTTATATTATCAGCCGGATTTCTTTACGCCGGCACAAATTGCGCATGAGTGCGTGCATATTGCGAATTGGGTGTGCGAACGATGCGGTATATTGCTGGAATACAGAAACGACGAAGCGTTGGCATATTTGGTGGAGCATTTATTTGAAGAAATCAGCAAGATTGTAAATCAAGGGGGTAATTGTGATTGAGTCCAAAAGTAGATTTGCGCGACGGATTGGTAAAAGTATTGAGTGGGTTTGTGCGTACTGCCGCCGCGGCGTGATACCAACAAATGACCGCGGTTATGTGTTTGTGGAAGAAGCAACACGCGCCCTGCTGCATCGGCGGCCACGCGGTCGGCCACGCAAGGAAAAGTCCGAAGCGATTATTCCGGTGCGCGTGTGGGTGCGCCGCCGCCAAAAGAAGGTTATAATTGAAGTCGCAAAAGAATTGCGCGGCAATGCGTGATTCGGACAATTAACTTTTTAATTTGATTTAACCGCCCAAGATGGGCGGTTTTTCAAGGTTTTTTATTATATGATTTAACAGAATTAAACAAATTAACGCAAAAACTAAACATTTTTAACGCCGGTAAAATTGTTTAGTGAAATAAGGGGTGTTTTTCGCAGAAATCCGGCATTTTATAGTGCGGCCGATAAAAAGTTGTTGAAATCGTGTAAAATGACAGTATGATATTGGTATAATTCACGCGAGCGGTGTATAAGAATCGCGACACAAGTTTCCGGTTATGCCGGATTTTTTTACCCTATGGCAATATGGTAAAAAATAAAACCCCAGTTTTCTGGGGTTTTTTCATACAACAAAAAGGACGACACAATGGAATTAGGAAAGAAATATTTTGTGGTGGACTTGAAGCAGCCAATCGCCACAGCAATAAAAGAAGGTATTTGCCGCCAGTTTACGATCAACAATGCCGGATGGATATCGGTAGCGTTAGAGCCAACAGTCGGCACTGTTATGCTGGCGAAAGTCAAATCATGCTTTGAAACGCGCGCAGATGCCGAAATGTTTTATGAAAACAACCACAAACGCCAAGCAGAGATTGAAGCGATCGCGAAGGAAGCCAACGATAAGATTGAAGCAATTCGTGAAATGATATTTGGTAAACCAGAATTTCCAGAAATGGCCGTTGGTTATGTCGCGCCAAAAGAAGAACCAAAACCAGAAGAACCAACAAAGGAAGGTGAATAAAATGGAAAAAAAATCATACAATGTTGTGGCATTGGATTTGTTGAAAATGTACAAACACGGCGTTGGCCTGCATCAGGGGATGCGCAAAGCCGATGTTACAGAAGAAGAATTGGCAATTTGCATGGGTAAAAATGCCGAATTGAATACATTGGTTGAAACAAAATTCAATATCACAGCCGCACAAATCCAAGAGAAAAAAGACAATACCGTGTCAGAATTGGAAGCATTGCGCGCAAAGGCGGTACAATTGGGTGTTAAAAATGCGACAATAATGGGTATGGACAAATTAAAATTGCGCATTGAAGAAAAAGAAGCAGAAATTGCAGCGCAGCAACAATCAGATGCGGATAATGGCGACAATACAGATAAACCAGACGAAACCGGCAACGCACCGGACGGCGATGCGAATCCAAACGCACCGGCGGTAGATACCACGCCGGACGCAGGCAATGCGCCGGATGGCGATGCCGGTAAGACAGAATAATGGCGTTAAACGCGGCGCAAGAGAAATTTTGCGCCAATATTGTTGCCGGCAAGACGCAAAAAGAAGCGTATTTGGATGCGTTTCCAGACGCAAAGCCGAGCAGCGCGGCGGTTTTGGCAAATAAATTGCGAAAACAGCCGGATATTGTTGCGAGAATCAACGATATCAAAACGACCGTTCGTGGCGAAACCAACATGTCTATCCATAAAATTGTGGACGAATTGGAAGAAGCGCGACAGGTCGCGAAAAAAGATAACAGTCCGAATTTAATGATGCGCGCATCGTTGTTGAAAGCAAAATTATTGGGTTTTGTTCCGGATGACGAATTGGGCGCAGGATTAAATGTCGGATCGGTTGAACAATTGAACATCGGGACTTTGAAAAACCTGAAAGACATGTTGACAGGCAATGAATAACGATAAAATCAATATGCTGCTGAAAAATCCGGTGGCCGCGCGCGAATTATTGCGATGTGATTTTAAGTTATTTATTACGGTGTTCTATTTTTACATGTCGCGACGCGAATTTATTTTTAAGTGGTTTCATTTGGAAATCATAAAAAAATTAGAAGCGTTGGTGTTTAGTACCGATAAGCGCAAGAATTTGTGCATAACCATACCGCCACGACACGGAAAGTCGGAAATTATAAAGTTGTTTTTGGCATGGACATACGCAGTGAACAGCCAATGCAACAACATATACACATCGTATTCAAACGATTTGGTGTTAAAGTTTTCGGCCGAAGTTCGCGCGATTATTGAAAGCGAACTGTTTCAAGCGTTGTTTGGGTTAAAGGTGGACAAATCCACAAAAGCCAAAGCAAACTGGAAGATATTGGGCGGCGGCGAAACGCGCGCGGCATCATTGGGCGGTGCGATTACCGGATTTGGCGCAGGCGGCAGCGCAGCCGAATATGGCGGCGCGATATTCTGCGACGATTTGTTAAAACCGGGCGCCGGTGCAACAAAAGTAAAGCGCGAAACATGTATCACATATTATACCGATGTGTTGAAATCACGCCGCAATAACACGACAAATGTACCGTTCGTGCTGATTATGCAGCGTGTCCATGTTGGCGATATTGTTGGGTGGATAAAAGAAAACGAGCCGAACGCGTGGGATTTCGTTGAATTTAAGGCATTAAATGAAGACGACAGCGCGATTTGGGAAGAGAAGATGTCGGCAGCCGAATTGATAGATTTGCGCGAAAACAGCCCGAGCGTATTCTTTGCGCAATATCAACAAGACCCGATTATCAAGGGCGGCAATCTGATCCGCACAGAGTGGTTTAGGACATATGGCGCCCCGCCCGAACGGTTTGACCGGATGTTTATCGTGGCCGATACGGCGTTCACAGAAAAGAAATCCGGCGATTATTCGGCGTTTCTGTTGTGCGGAATATTCGGGACAAAGTTATATTTGTTGGAAGGATATTGCAACCGCGTGATATTTCCGGATCTATGCCGCGATTTGAAGCAGTTTTATTTGGCGGCCAACGATAAATACAAAACGCGCGTGTCGGCGATAATGATTGAAAACAAGGGGTCTGGGCAAAGTTTAATCCAGCAATTGCGCCGTGAAGGATTGCCAATATCGGAATTGTATCCGACATATATGGACAAACGCACGCGTACAGAGTTAATGACCGACAAATACACGCGTTTTCAAGAAATGAGCGCGGATTTGGAATCGGGATATTGTTATACGCCGGAATATGCGCCGTGGTTGCTGGAATTTCGCAGTCAATGTGAAGCATTTACAGGTGGCGCACAGGACGAACATGACGATTATGTGGATTGTCTGATATACGCCATGAAAGAACGCGCCAAGGGCATAATGCGCGCGCCGAAGACGGTAAAATTAAATGCGATGGGGTTCTGATATGAGAGAAGTACAACACGAAGACATTGTTAAATGGGTTGAGTATATCAACAAGAAGTTTGGCAAAGCGTGCCATGCCACAACAGTAAATTGGTTTGAACGGCTGTTGCGATGCGGCGCACGCGTAGTTTTGGAAGACGAATATTACTTTGCGTATGCCATGCAGATGGATGCGTGGGGTGATGTGCAGTTTGTTGTGTTGTCCGCGTGCAGCAACAGCGTACGCGGTTTTTTCAATATGCAAAACGCGATTGAAAGCAAGGCACGCGAACTGGACGCAACATATATTGTTGCCGGCAGCGAATTGGACGACAGGTATAACAAATGGTTGGTTAAACAAGGATACCAGCCGTTTTTGTATAAAAAGGAGTTGTAAAGATGGGGGCAACAGCAGCAATTATCGGTCTGACACTGGCGGCCGGTTCGTTGGGCATGCAGGCATATGCACAGCGAAAGCAAGAAAAGGCCACACGCAAGGCGAATATGGAAGCGGCCGAAGCCGAAGCCGAAGCACAACGCGAATTAGAAGCCGAAAAGAAAGAAGAGTTAAAGCAGCGCAAAATGCTGGTGGATAATATGCGCGTGCAGTTAGGCGCAGGATTGGGTACAAGCAGCGTGATGGGTACAAAATTCAAGAAATCAACCGCGACGGCCGCGCCAACAAGTACATTGGGGTAATGTCATGGCAACAAGAATAGAAGAATTATTTGCAAAATATACAAATGCGCAAACGGAAAAAGAAAGGTTTCGCAAGTTGTATAGTGATATTTATCGCTATGGTATGCCGGACAGGTATCCGGAATTACAAGAATATCAGGATTCGCAAGGCAACAAACACAGATATGAAATATTTGATTCAACATTTGAAATCGCCTGCGACGATTTTGTGAACAAGGTGCAGGGTCTGATTGCGCCGGTAAATGCCGATTGGGTAGATATTGAAGTCGGGTATATGTTTGATAATGCCGCCGAATCTGGGATTGTAGAAGCGAACAGACGATTAGGCGAATTGGCCAAGATATTAAATGTCTATAAATCGTTGAGCAATTTTGATATCGCAATGACCGAAGGTTTATACGATTTGGTTGCCGGCACGATGGTGCTGATGTGTATTGAAGGCGACGAACGCAATCCAATGGTGTTTTCGGCAATTCCGTTCCGTGAAATCACGATGGTAGATGGGCCGGACGGCACAACATGGTATTATTTCCGCAAATTTGATAAGAAAAATTGGGAAGTTGTGCAGCAATGGAAGGACGCCAAACACGAGTACGATGCAGACCGGCCGGACGATGTTGTCGCGATTACAGAAGCGACATTTTACGATCCAAAGACGCGAACATGGAATTATTGGGTTATTACCGACAAAGACAAAAAAGCGATTGTGCAGCGCGAATACCGCACAGCGCCGTTTATAAATCTGCGTTGGACAAAAATGAGCAACGAAACATACGGTCGTGGGCAGGGATTAAAAGTTATTGACGATTTCAAAACATTGAACCGATTGAAGGAATACAGTCTGCGTGCATTACAGTTTATCGTGCCGTTCTTTTTGGTGGACAGTTCGGAAGATTACGAAAACTGGCTGATACGCCCGGGGGCAATATTGCCAGTAAATGCCAATGCAAAAGACAATCCGCCGTTGGTGCCGGTGTCGGTCAATCAACAGGCCGATTTACAGCACTGGAACATGCAAGCATTAACAATGTCAGTAAAGCGCGGTATGTTTAGCAACACATTGTCGGATATTCCAGACCAAACAGCAACGGCAGTACAAAAGGAAGATGCGCAGCAAAAGCGCATTATCGCCAATTCGCTGGGGCGGTTGGATGTGTTTTTGTACGCGATTGTAAAGCGTATGATTGATGTGTTGCAGCGCCAAGGGTTATTCCCGCTGGATTTTGATATTGAAATGTTGAACGGATACGGCGCAAAAATCCGAATTGATACAGAACTGGCCAATTTACAGGCGATGGACAAGATGGAAAAGAAAATGAACGCCATCGCGTTAATGAACAGTTTTGATGCGACCGGCGCAACAACAGCGCGGTTTGTGAAAACGGATGTCGCAGTACCAAAGATACTAAAAGCAATCGGCATGGACGCAGAAGAAATTCGTACAGACGAAGAATTAGCGCAGTATGACCAGCAGATAGCCGAAAGTAATCAGGCGGCGCAGCAAGCGGAAATTGACAAAGAGTTAATCATTGCCCGCGGAAAAGAAGAAGCCCGCGCGGCAGCAACAAATAAGGTGCAAAAATGATAACGCCAGATGCGCGGCAAGAACTGTTTTGTCGCGTTTTTGATAACCCACACGGCGAAGCGGTTTTACAATATTTGGCCGAATTGTATGATGTTGGCACAAATCCGGCATCAAGCGAAGCCGAATATGTAAAAACATGCAAGCGGTCGGTTGTTAAGCAAATTCGGGCATTTATGAACAAAAAGTAAAAGGAGCAAAGCATGGACGACGACGAAAAATTAAACAATCCGGTTGATAAAACACCAGATAATCCAGTGGATCCGGACAACAAAGGCAATGATTGGACGCCGCCAGAAGGATTTGATGCCGAAATGTTTGACGAAAATCACGCATTAAAGCCGGATTCGGTTAAAGCGAAGTTTGATGCACACGCCGCAGAAAAGGCAAATTTGGAAAAGCAAGTTGCCGATATGCGCAAGAAGGTATCAAACAAAGACGCATTGGCCACGGCCGAAGAATACAGCAAGGGGTACAAGAACGAAGAATTTACCAAGTTTGCCGAAGGCGAAGACGAAAAAGCCGCGTTTTTGAAAGAAACATTGGGCAATGTAGATAAAATTGCCAAGGAAAACGGTTTATCGTTGGCGCAGGCGAATGCGGTCAAAGAAGGATTGTTTGGTTTAATGAAAGATTTGGGCGTTGTGGATACCAGAACGGCCGAAGAAGCCGCCGCCGCGCAGTTAGAATTACAGAAAGGTATTTTGGGCGACGATGCCGAAAAAATTGTAAAAGAAAATACTGATTGGGTAAAGAATTACGGGCTGTTTTCGGACAAAGAAAAAGAAATGTTGGTTTTGGCAGCAGAACAAGGAAACCCATTGATAAACAGTGTTTTGCACAAATTCAAAGCGCTGTTTGGAAAAACTAGCAGTGCGGACATTCCGCCAAGCAATATCGCCAACAACGACGGTTTGCCAACAGATGCGGTTTTGGCACAGGAATATGTGAATCCGAACACAAGCGATGCGCGCAAAATGGAAATTTTACAGCAGCGCGCAGCCGCCGGCCGCACAGGAAAGTTGCCAATCAGCGCAATTTAAGCAGTTGTATGCAGGAATCCGGACAATCCGGATTCATGGATGCAATGCGTCCATATATGACCCGAAGTTGGGCTTTATCGGAAATTCCGACCCCGCAAATACATTCGGCTTTATCATATATATAAACCCAAAATACATAAAAAAAGGAAACTAAAATGGCTTTTAATATTGATGAAGCAAAACAGACCTTTTATGATGCCGAAGTGAAATCAGCATATTTGAAGGTCGGTGTATTAAACGGCACAACCCGCGAAAAACCAGCAACACCGGGTAAAGAAGTGCAATTCCGTAAATCTGGTACAGTGGTAGCAACAGAACACAAGCCACATCAAAGAGTAGCCGGCGCCGGCGCAAAAGTCAGCGCTGTGTTATGCCCGCTGAAAGCGTGGGATGCGTTTGATTATGTGGACGAATTTGATCCAAAGACCATCAATTTTGACGAATTGAAGGAATTGGCACAGATTTGTTCCAATGCATTGGGTTGCCGCCGCGACCAAATCAAGGTTGACGCAATGGCCGACGGTGTTGACGAAACCAACATGATTGTTGGCGACAAGACAAAAGCAATGTCTTTGGCGATACTGAAAGATGCGAAATACAAATTGGACAAAAATGATGTTCCATTTGAAGGTCGCTATTTCGTGTATCATCCATACATGCTGCGTGGTCTGTTAGACGAAACACAATTCACATCCAATGATTTTGTGGAAAAGCGTCAATTGGCAGATGTCAACGCAGGTACCGGCAAGGCCGCATTAGGCTTTGAATTCAAGATGTTCGCAGATAAAGGCGAAGATATTGGGTTGCCAAAATCGGGCGAAGGCGCATCGCGTAGCGTTCGCGGCTTTGTATGGCACAAAGACGCAATCGGTTATGCCAGCCAAAAAGATATCACAACATCCATTGATTGGATCCCTGATTATCGCGAATGGTTGGTTGGCGGTACATTTAATGCCGGCGCAGTGGTTATTGACGACCGCGGCGTTGTTGGTATTGATTGTCTGTTGGGCCAAAATTAAAAAATCAAAACCCCAGTTTTCTGGGGTTTTAGAATTTTTTGCCTGTGGATTCCCTTCTTTGGCGTTTCCACAGGTTGAAAATTTGGGAGCATAAAAAAATGATATACACCAAGCAAAAGATTGCGAATGTTGTGTTTCAACGCACAACTGGCCGCGCGACCGCGTATGATTTAACCAGTACAACATTGATGCCGGTCGCAGTTTTTAACGAACAGTACGACATGTTGGTTGAAGCGGCGATGCAAAAGCATTCGTGGACATGGACAAAACGCGTTCAAGAAATACCAAGCGACGATTTTGAAGAGTCAGATGGTGAATATTGCTTTAAGTTTCGTGTACCGGAACATCTGGATAGTTTGAAGGGCGTGTATGACGACGAAGATTGTCGTTATGCGATTCCGTATGACATGCACGATGGGTATATCTGGGTCAATTGTTTGTCAAAAAAACATCCGCGTGCATTTATAAAGTACATATCAACGCCATACGAAGGAATTATGCCGAGTTATTTTGTAAATTGGCTGTGTTGGTTTTTGGCCGATAATATGGTTATGGAAATATCCGGCGATACAGACCGATTGAAGATTATTGAAACACAAGAGCCACGCGCCCTGCGTGTAGCATTGGCGGCCGACGCAAAACAGCGCGGTGCAACCGCAATTCCAACAGACGGCATAATATCAGCGAGAAATTAAAAATGGCACGGACAATACAGAAAAAGAACAATTTTAACCATGGTATGACCACCAAAGAATTGGTGGAACGCACAGATTTGGATATATTTAACAAATCTGCCGAAAAATTGTTGAATATGACGCCGATTATATATGGGGGGCTGCGCAGCCGTCGTGGTACAGAATATGTGTCAAAATTGTCGTTCATTGCGCCAACGCAGGCCACAGGTACCGTGACATCGCCATTAGGAAACGCCAGCAGCATACAGACAGCCGGTGCAAATTTTGTTTCAAACGCGATAGGCAGCACAAAAGAATTGTTTCGCATAGATTATGGCAGCGTTCAAACGGTTGGGCATTTCACAATTTATGGATTGCGGCTGCGGTATGCCACACCGAGCGCAACAGCGTATTGGGAATCGCACGCACAAAACTCAGTCCGCGTATCTTCGGTTAGTTTGAATAGCGGCGGTGTTGGGTTTGAAGGAACGGCCACTGTTGCGCCAAAAGGCCGCACATCCAACCCCGCGGCGTTTGCAATGACAATCAATGATAAGGGCGTCGTCACGGCACTGACTGTATCAAACGCCGGTTCGTACGGCCCGTCAACAAATACGGCCGCCACAAGCGTTATATTTACGCGTACAGGTTCGGCGCGTTCAGCAGTGGCAACATTATACGCATCGGCCGATGGCGCGAATTGGAGCAAAGTATCAAGTATCACGATTACGGAAAGCGCGACCAATTTTACATTTGATATAAATGCGGCATACCAGTATATCAAATTACAATTAGACAGCACAGAAATAATAAAGACCGATTTTACATTGAATTATGTTCATATGGACATCAGTTCGGATGCGCCAGAAGCAACGCCGGACAATGTTAAACTGTTGCCATTTGTGTACAATTTGGATGCAGCGTATTTGATTGGGCTGGCCAATAAAAACATTATGATTTTCAAAGACGGCGCGTTAGAGCAAATTATCGTTGCGTCTATATTTACAGACGAAATTATAAAAAATCTGACATACGCGTACAAGGACGACACAATCATATTTACACATCCGGATATTCAGCCAATGCGGTTGCTGCGGATGGACACAGGTTGGAATTTTGGAGCGTTTCCATTAAAAAATATTCCCCGAAGCAGTTTTAATGGGGAAAAAAGCACAACAAAAACAACAGAAATAACACCATCTGCCACAGAAGGGAGTGTAATTATTACCGGTTCGGGATTTACGGCCGATATGGTTGGGCAATATATTGATGGTGGCGGCGGCCGTGCGAAGATTGTAGATTTTATTTCTGCGACACAAATCCGCGTCCGGACGGTAATACCGTTTTATACCACAGATAAAATCACATCGTGGGAATACATATCGGGGTATGAAGAAGTTTGGTCAAATACGCGCGGATGGCCGCGTACATGTCTGTTTGTAGAGCAGCGTTTATGCTTTGGCGGCAGTCGTGATATGCCGAATATGTTGTGGTTTTCGCGCGTGGGGGATTACAATAATTTTGAAAACATCGGCAACTATGACAACGATGCGATAGAGTGGCCGTTGCTGTCAAATTCGGGCATTGTAAGTATGGCGATTCAGCGGAACATGCACATATTCACATCGGCCGAGCATTTTGTCGTACCGGAAGGAAGATTCACGCCGAGTAAATTCACAACATCGGAAATGAATAAAAATGGCTGTTTTCGTGCAATCAGGCCAACGGTTTATGAAAACGGCGTATTGACGATTGAGCGCAAGGGGCGCAACCTGTATTACTATGGATATGACGATAGTGCCGGCGGTTTTGCGCCACGCAACGCGTCGCTGTATTTCCAATACGAAGGCGTGCCGGTGGATATGGCGTTGGAAAAAAACAGCGTCAAGGATAAGGGGGATTTCCTGTATGTGTTGGTTGATAGCGGCGTTATGTATGTGCAAGCGCTGGGGCTGAGTGAAAACATCAACGCGCCATGCATATTTGAAACGGATGGAAAAATATTGTCGGTGGCCACGGTTGCGGACGACACATATATTGCGGTTCGTAGAAATGGCGACATTATGATTGAAAAAATCGCCGATGTCCGAACGGATTCAACGCGATACACACAATGTGTCAATGGCACAATAACAGATTTGACAGATTTTATCGGCGAACGAGTGTATGTTGAACAAAACGGCCGCGCGGTTGCCAAAAATGTTGACGACACTGGTCAAATAAAGATCGGATTTGCAGATGGGGCGGTCAAGGTTGGGTTGCCGTTCCGGTACGAAGTAAAGTCAAATCCGATAGCAATAAATGGTCGCACAACATCAATCAGGAAGCGTATCAACCGCGCAACGGTGGAATGCGTGGATACGCCAAAGATTCAATTAAACGAGCAGATTCTGGAAGGTGAAGATACATACGATTTCTTTGCTGTTGGCGAATATGAGCGCGATTGCAGGTATGTGATTGCAGGCGAATATACGCCGGTCAGAATATTGTCGGTACAGTTGGATGTTAGTTATGAAGGATAAAGAGCATGAACGAATACACAGCGCCAAGCGGTTGGTCAAAATGGTTTAATAACAAATATAATCAGTTGGGTATTGGGTACAGTATGTCGGCATTTACGGAATTGGCAAGCGCCGGTTCGGAAATAGCCACAGGCGCAATCAATGAAATGAATTATGGCGTTGCAGCCGGAAATTTGCGCACACAGGCCAGTCAATTGGAATTAAACGCGGCCGAAAACGCAAATATATTGCGCAAAAAGTATTTGGCGGCAGTTGGCAACGCGACATATTCGGCAGCCGCGCGTGGCGCAGATGTAAATGGCGGCGGCACATTGGCGCAAACATTAGAGCGTTCAAGTATGGATTTGGGCGAAGATATTCATACGATTGAAAGCAATGCGGCACGCAAGGCGAAATCCATGAATAAACAGGCCGATATTTATGAAATTATGGGCAAAGCATACGCAAAATCCGCAAAATATATGGGGTATGCAAAATTGGCGCAAGGATTGGGCAGTTTGGGGTTGGGGTTAGCGATGTTTAATGCCGGTAGCGGCAACAAAATAACCAAATCAACGGGGCCGCACGGTGGGCAAGCGTGGGCGGTAAATGGCACGCCAATGTACGGGGCGACATTTTAAGGGGGCATAAATGTCAGATATTTATGAAAAACAGGTTTTAACAGACAAATTTGTTGAAGTGCATGGCGCAAAGCCAGATAATCGCGCGCAGCAACAGATGGACGCGCAAGGCGCAAAAATCAAGGAAATGACGCGCAATTCGTACGCGCAGCATATTCGCAACAGTGCGACCGCGCAGATGAAAAGCGCATACGCGCAGCATGCCGATGACCCAACGGCGCTGGATTCTGCGTTAAAGGATATTCGCAAAGGCACGATGGACGAAATTGTTGATCCGGTTGTGGCGTCGTCTTTTTCGGCCGATTTTGACTTAAAAAGCGCGTCGTTGGTCGCAAAATCCAAAGAAAGGTTTATTACGCGCCAACGCGAAGACCAGAAGTCTGCATTGATAGGCGCGATGGATTTAAGCACCGAAGATATGGTTCAGTCTGCAATCGGTATATTTGAAACAGACGATGCGGATGTTTTGGCCGGATATGCGCACGCAAAAAAAACAATGAAAGACGCAATTGATGCAACAGACGACCGCGGCCGCAATGTATTTTCGGACGCAGAACGCGCACGCCGGACAAAAGAAATCAGCACGGCCAGCATTACAGGATTAAAAAACTTTCTGGAAAATCCAAACACAGACCCAGTGCGCATACGGACAGTCATTGACCGGTTTGGTAAAGGCGAATATGACGATATGTTTAGCACCAAAGATTACCCAACCGCGGCGCGTCTGTTAAAGGCGGCCGACAAGCAGTTAGAGCGCGATGGCAAATCCGGCAGCGGGGGTAGCGATAGCGACGAAACGCTGCAATATGTTATGCTTGATACGCAAATGCAGGCGTTCAAAGAAAAAAGCACAGACAAAGAATTCAAAAATGCCGGCATGAACGATATGTTAGGATTTCGTGCCGAAGTTATGCACGCGTTTGACACGGGAAAAATCACAGATAAGGAATACAAAAAACTGATGTCGGCATCGGCGGCGCCAACACTGCAAAAAATCCGCGATTTTGGGGTTGAAAGCAGTATGCGGCGCATACATACACCACCAAAAAAGACCGGTATAAATAAAATAACCGCCGCGATTGAAAGTATGGATTTGCCAGCCGACCAGCAATTATACATATATGAATCATTTTTGCAGGATTATGCGGCCAATGGCGGCACAGACGAATATTCGGAAGAGAACGAAACGCTGGCCACGATGCAGGCGCAAAATGCAATTCAAAAGTTTTTACAGCGCGCAAATCCAAACTGGAATCCCAAAACGGCAAGCGCGATTGTTATGGGGCGCGCGGCATATCGCACCCCGGGCAGCGAAACAAAACCCGCAAACAACAAAATGTACAGAATCATGGAGATGTAATTTATGGCGAAATATAAAGTCTGGTTAGACGACAACGGACAGATTTCGGAAAAGTCGGTTATGCACCCTATTGATGGCACAGAAGTCAAGGGTATGTTTCATCCGACGACGGATATGATTGCGGCAATGCGCCCAGTGGACGACGAAGAGATTAAGGCGTGGGATCCGGAAACGAATACGGTTATTGATTTTCGTGCGTCGGACACACCGCGTATTGCGCGTATGCGCCACGCAATGTCGCAAGATTCGTACAAAGCCCTAAAAAAGGGCTTTTTTGGTGCCGAATATGTGGACGACAATGACAACTGGGCATTTAACGCCACACGTGAATTTGCCCGCAATATCGCAAGACCGGTAATGAACGCAGGCCAAAATTATGAATTGATGTTTGGCGATGCAGGAAATACGGTTATTTTAGATTTGGACGAAGGTACATTACAGCCGTATCGGGATGTTTTGGTGCAACAGATACAAGAAAACAATAAGATTTTGAACGATGCGCTGGGGGTGCAGCGCGATGGATTGGCCAGCGAATTAGGTAGCGCGGCAGGTTCGTGGGCGCAGATTATTGGCGCGTCTGTGCTGGGTGGCCACATTGGCGCAACAATGGCAATAGCGAATATGAGTTTGGAAGGTGGCGCAAACGCGTATTTGGAAGGATTGGCCGGCGGTTTAGACGACGACGAAGCGTGGAATCGTGGCGCAGCAGTAGGGGCAGCCAATGCGTTATTGGAAAAGGTAGGTTTTGGTTTGATTTGGCGTTCTGCCGGTAAGACAATTATAAAGCGCGCATATCAAGGTTTTGTGAGGGAAGGTTTAGAAGAAGCAAGTCAAAACATTTCCGAAGATGTTATTATGAACAAAGTCCGCGGAAAAAGTATAGAAGATGTTTTGTTGGATGCAGCGCGCGCGGGTTTGATTGGCGGGATTATTGGTAGCGCAGCCGGTACGATTGCCGGTGGAAACATCAAAGGATTACAACAGGTCAAAAAGGAATTGGTTGAACGCGGTTTGACAGAACAACAGGCCGATGCGCTGATTGAACAAACAAACGCAGCGTTTTCCGACAAACAGGCGCGAACCAATGTTGTGGCCGAAGTGCTGCAAGAACAGATTGATAACGCCAAGTGGCCAAACGAAAATTTTGCGGACGCCGTGCCGGTGTTAAAGACAATTGCCGAAGATGCGATTGCGGCCGCACGCAATGATGTGGATATTCGCCAAACAATAAAAGACAGAACGGTTGGCGTTGATGCACAAACACAGGAAATTGTGGCCGACAGCGTACAGGCGTTTGCGGATAAAATCGCGGACGATTTCGGTATCACGCAGCGCGAATTTGTAGAAAAAACTGGTTTAACAATCCAGACGGAAAGTGGCGAGACAGTCGCACAAAAATTTGCGGATGGCACACAGATAAACGAAAACGGCGAATTTGTGGACGAAAACGGCAATGTGTTGTTCCAGCGTATTGGCAAACGCGGCGCACGCAAGGAAGAATTGGATGCGCTGGATATGGCGTTGCAATTGGAAGCGTTGGGGTATGATAATGATTCAATCAAAAAATCCACCGGTTGGGCGCGTGGATTAGATGGCGAAATGTGGTTGGAAAGCGGCGGCGATTGGGGGTTGAATAAAGACGCGACCGCAAAACTGGCACAAATATATCACAACGGCGGCGAATTAAAATTGTCCGATGTTGTTTCAACAGATAATTTCAGCAGATATCCACAATTGGCCGATACAAAAATCCGTATAGTAAAAAAGCCAAACGAAGACTTTGGTATGCGTGTCCGCGGCGGCGCGATTGAAATCAATGTGTCCAAAGCAAAAAGCGACGGGTTGTCATTGTTGCGTTCGTTGATACACGAAACAGACCATTTGATAAGCAGAATTGAAGGTTTTGCGCGTGGATCAAATACAAATCCAAAGACCGTGCAAAAACAAGTTGAAGCCCATAAAGACCATTTGATGGATGGTTTGGAAGAATTGGGATTGAAGGACGAATTTGAATCTGTGCTGGCGGCACAAGGGGAAGAAAAAAGTTATGTAGATGCGTTGGATGTCGTAGTTGCGTCGGCATACACACAAGAAGATATGCCGGCCGTACAAAAGAAATTGAATAGTTTGTATGTAGATGCTATAATAATAGACAGATACGATGCGGATGTGTTAAGTAAATTATCGGAAGAAGACAAAAAACTGCGTCTGCATGAAGCGTATTATTATACAATTGGCGAAATATACGCAAGGAGAGCCGCAAACAATGCAAATAGAAATGCCGAAGAACTTCGGGAAAGAGCAGACGAAACCGGCAAATACGCGGCCGAGATTGCAGGGTATTTTGCGCTTTCGCCCGCACCAGCCGGGGGAATTACCCTTTCCGACCAACGCACAATAGACGCAATCAGACAATTTTCGCAAGAATTAGACACGCGGTCAGAACAAACACGGTTTAACCAGTCCGCATTTGCCGGTTCGCGCGTGGATTACGACCGGCCTTCATTGGAAGCAATTGGCAGTGGTGAAGGCGCACAGGCGCATGGATGGGGTTTGTATTATGCGTTAAACAAAGAAGTCGCAGAAAATTATCGCAGCAAATTCATGGCGCAGAGTGCGATAGAATTTGATTTCTTTGTTGACGGTGCGCATTTGGATATCGGTATTGCGCGTCTGTTGAACAATAATTTCAATTCGTCATTATACGAAGTTGTAAAGACCGGCGACAAGACAAGATTCAAAGAACAAGTAAATCGTGCGATTGAAGGCATGGAACGCGGCGATTATCTTGAAATTATAAGCCGTGGCGATGCGCTGCTGCAAAAAATAGAAGCGAATCCGAATATGTCCATTGCGCAATTTGAACGCGAATTGCCAAACGATAGCGACAAGTACCGGTGGCAAAATATGATAAAAGGGGCGCGAAATTTAGCAAAACAACAAGGCAACCGCGCCACAATAGCGAATGTCAAAGACATGATTGAGCGGCATTTGGCGCCATTTAAGTCGTCAAACGAGCAGAAGAAACAGGATGCCGCGATTTTGCGCACGATTGATTTGGATAAACTGGAAGTGCGCGAACAGCAAGGCCAAGTGCATGAAGTTGATTTGCCGGAAAATCC